CTTGTGCGTGTCTACCGCAAAATCCGTGGCGCCATCGACGCCAAGGAGGAGGAACACAAAACCGAAATCGACACCCTCAAGGAGCAGCTGGGCGTCGTCGAGGCGAAGCTGCTCGACATCTGCAATACCCAGAACATCGATAGCCTTCGCACTCCCCAAGGCACCGTCATGCGCAGCGTCCGCACGCGCTACTGGACGAGCGATTGGGAGAAGCTCTACGACTTCATCGACAAGCACGGCGCGCCGTACTTGCTCGAACGGCGCATCAGTTCCAGCGCCATGAAGGACTTCCTGCAGCAGAGCCCGGACATTCCGCTGCCCGAAGGGCTGAATACCGACTCCAGATACGCGATCACCGTTCGCAAACCCACCAACAAGTGAGGAAATGATGCCCAACATCTCTATCTTTACCGACCCCAACCTGCCGGCCAACGTCACCCACCGGGGCGTGTCGGCACTCACCAAGTCGGTCACCAGCGGCTTGTCGATGCGTCGCATCCAGACCAACACCAACGGCACGTTCCGCCGCCTGATCGGCGGCGAGCAGGTCGGCAAGGCGATCCGTGGCGAGTTCAATGCCATCATCGTCGCCCTCCTCCCGAAGGTGTCTCGCACCTTCTACGAGGGCACGTACGACCCTAGCGCCAAGCCGACGCTGCCTGACTGCTGGTCGAACGACGGCGTCATGCCTGAAGATGGCGTGCCGAACGTGCAGTCGAGCGTGTGCTCCTCCTGCCCGAACAACGTCGCCGGCTCGGGCGAGAACGGCAAGGGCCGCGCGTGCCGCTTCGTGCGTCGCGTCGCGCTGTTGCTGGACGGCGACCCCAAGGGTCTCACCTACCAGTTCAACATCCCGTCCAAGTCGCTGTTTGGCAAGGGCGAGGGCCACACCCACCCGTTCGAGAGCTACGTCCAGTACCTGATCGCCAACGATCACGCGCTGGATTACGTCGTTACCAAGATCGCGTACGATCTCGAAGCCGACACGATGCAGATGAACTTCACGCCGGTGCGTCCGATCACTGACGAGGAGTATGATCTCGTCATCGCCGCGCAGACTGACCCGGAGACACAGCGCCTGATCCAGCTTACCGTTGCCGAAGCGGACGGCGCGACTGCCAAGCCGAAGGCCGATCCGACGCCTGCTGCCAAGCCGAAGCCGGCCGCGCAGACGGTCAAGGAGCAGCTGAAGGCCGCCGCGCTCGCCGCGCAGGACGCCGATGACGACGAGGAGGACGTGGAGGACACCGAGACCGCCACGGACGTCAACGAGGCCGTCGAGGACGATGACGACGAGGAAGTCGCCCCGCCGCCCGCGCCTGCCGCCAAGACGCGCGCCGCGCCGAAGCCGAAGATCGGGGCTCCGAAGCCCAAGGTCGCACCGGAGCCTGCGCCGGCGCCTGCCCCCAAGAAGGGCTCGGCGTTCGACGATGACGACGATGGCGAGGAAGCGGAGGAGGCTCCTGTCGCCCCCGTGCGCCGTGCCGGTCCGAAGGCCAAGGCGCCCGCGCCGAAGCTGAAGTCCGAACTCGCTGACGTCATCAGCAGCTGGGCGTCCTCGGACGACGACGAGGACTAAGCCATGAACCCCAAGCTGGAGCAGCCCGGAGGGCTCCGCATCCTGCGCGTTACTCAGGTGCAGGAGAAGCTGGGCGTCGACGACAATGCCTTCTACCGCATGCGGGAGAAGAAGCACTTCCCTGAAGGCTTCCAGATTTGGCCCGGTGGCCGGGTCATGGGCTGGCTGGAGGGCGTCGTCGACGAGTGGATCATGGAACGTGCGTGGAAGGGGCTGGCGTCAATGACGCCAGCCTCCGACGACGACATCGTCGAGCCCGCACTGGAAGAGACACCGTGAGCAACGGTTATAGCTTCAAACTTTATGAGCAGAACAAGGCGGCCGCCGACGACAAGCTCGGCGTCCGCCTTGGGCGGGTGTGCATCGACAAGGGCATTTCCGTCATCGTGCTCGCCGAGAGGTTCGGCGTGACGCGCTCGGCGGTCTACCAGTGGTTCAGCGGCCTCAGGGAGCCACAGGGCCGCTTCGTCGAGCCGATCAACGCTTTTCTCGCTGAAGTCGAGTGACACCCTCCACGGGGGTGCCGGAGCACAAGTACAGCGGAGCCGCTAACCCGGCCCCCATGATGGGTGGCTAACAATGGATGAGTTCGATCTTCTCGCCGCCGTCCAGCCTGCTGGTGGCTGGACGGCGATTGTCGGCTTGCGTGACGGCAAGCCGCGCCAGCTGATGCTGCAAGGCGACGACGTCAAGAAGCAGATCGCCCTGATGGAGGGCTACGGCCGCGACGTCTACTTCGGCGTCGCCAAGTTCGACGATCCTGTCGCCAAGAAGCCGCGCGCCAAGGACAATGTCCTCGCCCTGCGGTCGTTCTGGATCGACATCGACGCCGGTGCCGACAAGCTCCACAAGACACAGGCCGAGGCGCTCAAGGCGCTGATGAAATTCGTCAAGGCGCTCGGCCTGCCGGTGCCGATCATCGTCGACAGCGGCTACGGCCTGCATGTCTACTGGCCGCTCAGCGAGGACATCTCGCGCGCGCAGTGGGAGCCGGTCGCGACCGTGCTGCAGGATATGGCCAAAGCGCACAACATCGGTGCCGATCCGACCTGTTTCGAGGTGGCGCGCGTCCTGCGCGTGCCGGGCACGACCAATCGCAAGCATGGTACGGAGATGCCGGTTACGGTCATCCTTACCGGCGGTAAGGCAGTCAGCTACGCCGCCTTTGCCGCGATCCTCAACGCCACGCCGGTGCCGGCATCGGCGCGCCCCAAGGGCAATACCGCGATCTTCGGCGCGGCGCGCGGCGCGAGCACCAGCGCGATGACGCAGGCGCTGGTCGCCGGCGCCAAGACCGAGAGCTTCGACTACATCATGAAGCGCATGGGCACCGAGGGAGAGTGCCGCCAGCTGACCGCCTGCTACGAGGAGCGCAAGACGCTGCTCGAACCGCGCTGGTGGGCGGCACTCAGCATCGCGCAGAAGTGCACCGACCGTGACTGGGCAATCCACAAGCTCTCGCGCGGGCATCCGAAATATGACCCGGCCGATACCGAGCGCAAGGCCAACGGCACTGGTGGCCCGCATGGTTGCGCATACTTCGAGACGCACAACCCCGGCGGCTGCGCGGGCTGCAAGTGGCAGGGCCTGATCACGTCGCCCATCGAGCTCGGGCACGAGCGCCCTGACGACGAGCCCGTCGCCGAGGTCACGACGCTTGCGATCCCCGACAAGCAGTGGCTCCTGCAGGACTTCTTGGATCGCAAGCTGCCCGCCAAATACGAGTGGCGCGACAACGGCACCATCGTCACCACGGTCGACGACAAGGGCAAAAAGGCTATCGTGTCACCCATCCCGCTCGTGGTGGTGAAGCACCTGAAGGACCCGGAGGGCGTGCACTACATGGTGCTCAAGGCGCTCAAGGAGCAGGACGGCTGCATCACGTTCCTGCTGCCCGGCTCCGCGACGCGCTCGCCCGGCGATCTCGATGGCGCGCTCGCCGACGCCGGCGTCTTCATCGACACCGGGCAGGCCGCTCACCTGCAGAAGTACCTCAAGGCGGCGAACCGCCGCACGTCGAAAACCAAGGAGACGAGCGTGATGCGCACGCAGTTCGGGTGGGCCGATAACGCCAGCAAGTTCGTGCTGGGCCACTGGGAGTATAGCGCGGGGGTTCCGCGCACGGCCGCCGACCTGTCGGACGACCTGCGCGTGCTCGCCGACAAGATGGTGCCGGTCGGCAGCATGGCGAAATGGCAAGAGGTCGCGAGGCTCTACAAGGCCCCCGGCATGGAGCCGCATGCGTTCGCGGCCGCGACCGCGTTCGGTGCGCCGCTGCTCAAGTTCTCCGGGCTGGACGGCGCGCTGCTCAACCTCGTGCACCCCGACAGTGGCACCGGCAAGACCACCGTGCTGCGCGTCTGCAACAGTGTCTGGGGCGAGCCCAAGGGGCTGCTCAGCGTCAAGGGCGACTCGCTGGTCACGCGGGTGCAGAAGCTCGGCTATTTCTGCAACTTGCCGTACTGCGTCGACGAGATGACGAATGCCGAACCGGAGCACGTCAGCGAGTTCAGCTACTCGGTCACGCAGGGCGTCGGCAAGGACCGCATGCTGGCGTCAGCCAACCGGCTGCGCGCCAACACCACGCGCTGGCAGACGATGGCGCTGTGCTCGGCGAACCGCTCCTTCTACGACAAGCTGGAGAGCTTCAAGGCCGCGCCCGAGGGTGAGCGCATGCGCATCATCGAGTACGTCATCGAGCCCAATGGGCTCTACGACGCGAAGGTCGCGGCCGATATGTTCGACACCCAGATGCAGGCGAACTTCGGCCATGTCGGGCCGCTCTATGCGCAGTGGCTGGTCGACAACCGCGCGCTCGCGGTCGCGATCTTCAACAAGCATC